CACTTTATCCAATTGTACAATTTCATGTCGTCAATGCTCTCGTAATAACTTTCTAACTTGTTCGTAGCATCTTTCGAGTACTTCTTCCCGAAGTTTTGCTTTACTCTCGTCAGCAAGTCCAATAATCCCTTCGCCATACTTTTCAAATAAATTTGTTCTGTTGCCTGTTTTGTCTGTTTTCATCGGATCTGCATCAATAGTCAATTCCAGATCCCCAAGTGTTACTTCCATCGAACGATAGAATGCTCCGGTGTCTTTCAAGGTGTAAGGCGTTCCTTCTACTTTTTCGGGATTATACATGTTCTCTGTCGCCCACGAATAGTATCCAATAACATCCCCAGTTTCATCAATACCTTGTTCAAACAACTGATGTATCCGTATCAAATCTAATATAAATTCTTGGAATTGTGCCTCACTAAATATACTACGCCATACTTCTCTGGTCTCGAACTGGGATACATTTCGAAGCAAATTCATGACTTTAGTATTTTCAAAAAGACTACTCATATCCAACAAATTTACACCAAAAAAAGAAAGGGATGCAATTGCACCCCCTTCTAATTACTATTTTGTTCAATCTATGCTTCTTTAGCAAAAACATCACTAGGTTTTCCACCATTCCATGTTTCAGTTACTTTTTTTACTCTTTGCAAAATCGAATCAAGTTGTTTCTCATTCTGAAACAATTTTTTTCGTTTGAAAAAGTCTTGCAACTTGTCTACATTGAATTTAGTGCCATCTTTGAACTGTCCTAGATTAACACTAATCTTACCTATATTGAACTCGTATGCTTGATTGTACAATTCTACGATTGCTCTTTGTGATCTGGCACCGTTCTCTCTTGCCGAATAATACTTTAGTGCATCATTCAAACTTTGAAATCCTCGTATGCCATCTAGCGTAAACGGTATCTTTTTCTTTTGTGCCATAACAAATTAGTTTGCAGTCCAAGTGTACGAACCAGTGTATCCGGTACGAACAATAGTCAAAGTGTACGAATCACCACCATTGAAACCAAAGTCCAAAGTGTAGTTACCTTCAGTTGGCAAGTTCTCAACAACAGAGTTTATTGACTCAACAGTAGACGTGTCATTGTTGTACAATTTGAAGTCTGACAATGTTGCTCCCTTGAACAAGATAGGATTCAATGCAGTTCCGTAGTCAAGTTTTGCATCAAAAGTGATGTCTTGACCTGCGATCTCAACAACATTTAATACATTAACATCTACAAGACCATCAAGTGTGTTGAAGTCAATACCTGCTTCTGTTGCAGTAATCATGTACAAAGTACCTTCATCGAATAAACGATCAAAGTCAAATGCAACCATGATTTTCTGAACTGTTGCATCAGTAGCAAACATCAACTTCGGATCGAATGAAGGATTGTCTACTTTGATAGGATACAAATAGTCTCCTACTTTAGAACCAACCAAGTTACCATTGATGTCAATGATGTAAACACCGAAATCCACACAACGATTGTTTTGCAATTTGCTTAACAATGTAGGTGAACTATCATCTGCCCACAACTCTCCAGAGAAACTACGTTTTCCTTGACGTAGGAAAACCATACGACCACTGTTTGCTTCTTCAAATTTCGAATCTGCCTTTGGCAATTCTACGTTCTCGAATACAGGTAGCGGAAACCAACGCAATGATGAATCTGCTTCATTAACCAAATCTAACCAGTTTGGCAACTGGCTAGTCAAATCAATGAAGTTATCATTTCCTGCGTTATCTTTTAACGGAACCATTATCAGTTTGCTTGTTACAGACTGAATAGGTACACAATTCGGGCGACCAGTGTTGGACAATCCCATATTACAATTACATCCTGCCATTTTTTCTATTTTTTTGCGTTAACATTTACAATTTTCTTTATACTTTTTCAGCACAATTCTTAACTCTACTCCCGATAAATTAGCATCCAAGATATTCTGAAACATCCCTTGATCCTTTTCTACACCAAATCTACTAAAAGAATACACATCATAACTCTCTACTCTTACAAATTTCCTGTCATTGTTGATTACTTTGATTATTTCATCCACAAGATTTTCCATAGGCAATACTACCTGCTCTCTGTGGTCGGCTACATAGAAGTCAGTAACATTGGTCTCGTCTAATACGAACAAACGTAATTCAGATTCCCAATCAAATGTACTTTCTCTTCCAAATGCCTTATACTTAATCAATTCTAACAACCATACGATAGGTGTCTTATTGAGCAAATCATTATCTGCAATTGTCCATTCTCTGTTGGCTGATATTTTCGTACCAGTCAACCAATATGGCATTGCTAATTCGATGTCTCCTTCCAATGGACCGGACTGACCTACACCAACGATATACTGATCATCTACTACTTGCGTAATTGTCCAAACAAGACCATTTGAATCAGTGCAAGTTTTACCTATTCTCGCCCATTTAGTCTTACAACAGTAAGTTCTTCCGGTCAATACATCATAAGTGCCAACAATTACATTGTCGACATTACCAACGATATTCTGAACTATTGAAGATACTTCCTTTGTCATAACCAATATGCGTATTCTAGGTTCTTACCTGCAAACAAACGATAGTCTCCCTTTCCAATATACAAGACTTCCATGATTGCATTCGTGATACTGGGATCATTTGCATCTAGTTCTAGCATGTCTCCAACTTGGTAATTGATACCTCGTTCGATATTCTTTAACTCTTTGACTGATCCTGTTCCAAGCGAATCTACAGAAATTGTAGCATCATTGTTACCATCTTGAATAGTGAGTACATCACCTACTGAATATCCTTGACCACTATTGTCTGGACTAGCAAGTGTTACACCACCACCATTGGTTTGAAGTAACAATGTGCATCCACTACCTGCTCCACCTGTAGTTGCAGAAGGTGTCATACTATTGACATATCCTGTTCCTGCGTTGGTTACAGTGTTAGTGTATACTGCTCCTATCAAATTCATCATAACATCACACTGAAATCCTGTTCCGGATCCGTTGATCCATGCTGCCTGATAGTAGTTCTGCAAATAGCCATTACCAATGTTTGGAAACCAAAACTCAATTACTTGACCAGTAGGCGAACCTTGATTGTACAACATATATGCTTGAATAGCACGATATGTTTTTACTGATTCGTTATACCTAGTGTACATCAAGTTGTTCAAGGTAGGTACATTCTGACTATTCTCGCTTGTGGGCATAACTTGTCCAAAGGGTGTCATCTGATTGTACAAGTCTTTGGCATATTCAAAGTAGATGAAGCCTTTCAACATATCCAAGATTCCTTCCGACTGGGCAATTTCATTGAACATAAGTTGCTCGTTGAACGGTTCGAATATAGTCAAAAAGTTAGGGGACTTGGGAGTACTACCTCCCAAATCACCCATAAACTCATTGTATAACTCAACTCCGAACAACTGAACAAGGTACTTTTTCTCGTACCGTTCAATGTATGTCTCAATCTTTGCGGTATCATACATACCACGATGCAATTGAAACTTACCTACGAAATCACTTGGTGTCAAAAAAACCATTACTTCTTCAATTTACCTAGTCCTTGTTTCAAAAAGATTCTAGCGAACTCTCCAGTAACTTTCCAGATTGTGCCTTTAGGCATACTTCCGGACTTGCCATTGGATTCAAATTCGTACTCTTCTTTGTCATCAATGTCCACGTGAACATGCAATCCTTTCTCATCTTTGGTGATTTCCACGTCTACACGCTTCGTGTCAAGGGTGGCTTTAAGGTTGCCTTTGCCATCCGTAACCAACGTTGCATCAACCTTTGGTGTATCTACCTTGATGTCTACAGGTTTGCGTTTTCTATCAGTTGCCATGTTGTGCTAATTTAATCGGTTGCTAATTAAGGCTTGTTAATTGCAGTGATACAAGTTGCGATTACACCTTTACAGAATGCATTCACGTCATTTGCTTTAACGTAGTGTACCAAACGTGCTTCTGCAAGGATTGATACCATGTTACGTTGGAAGTCATCATTCACGTATCCTACAGAGATGTTCATATCTTCACGCATACGGATATTTGACTTGCTCATATCACCTACCAAGAAGTTACCTGCAGTCATCCAAGTTGTAGAAACACAAGTTAACTCGGCTACCTTTGGCTCTCCTGTCAAGTTATCAACATAGAAGATAGGGTACGTGTACTCACCAACAGAAGTTTTGGTCAATTGCATTTTAGCAACATCAACTGGATTCAAAACTACGTGTGTAGGCGTGAATTTAGATGCTTGAATGTTTGCTACTGCAACACGAATAACGTCAGCAATGTTTGCTTGTGGAACAGATGCTGCAAAAGTACCTGCTGCAAAAGTAGGTGCTGTTGTCAACAATCCTTCCAAGTTAGCACCAACACCAGTACCATTCAAGATTCCGTTTTCAATCTGATCTTCAAGCGTAGCCAAAAGGTCAACATTGATTTCGTTACGAACAAAGTTCAAATCTTCAAGCATTTCTTTAGAAACCTTGATCAAACCTGCTACTTTCTTCACCTCTTTGGATACCTCTTGGTACTTCAACTCACCTTCTGTCTTAACTCCTGCTTCTGCAACAAAAGATGCAGAAGAAATTAAGGTCTGCTGAATGTAAGTTACAAACTTGCTAATTGTAGTTCCTACGTTCACAACTTGACGAAGTTTTGGTACTTGACGAGCAATGCGGTTAACACCTGCTTCAAGTGTAGACAACGCAATGTTTCCGGTGTAGTCTCCTGTAATTGTAGTATCTGCCTTGATATTCAATTCAATTGACTTACCACCTTTGATGGCTTCCAATTGACCTTCATATCCTTTTACTACTTGATCACCGATGTTACCAAGTCTTTTAGGATTCTCCTTTTTTGACTTTTCTGCCATTGCTTCCAATTTTGCTTCGAATCCTGCGATTGCAGTTTCAATTGCTTGACTTTTTTCAGTCAATCCTTTTAGTGAATCAATATCACTTTTCAATTCTTGAATGTCTGACTTTTTAGCCATTCCACTCATCTTTTCGTTGAACTTTGTTTCGATTTGCTCAACTACTTGTTCCGGCGTTAGATTTTCTGCCATTTTTTTTAGATTTTTAGGTTACTAATTACTTTACTCCAATCAAATGAATTGCCTAATCCAGTTGGCTCACCAGTTACAGAATGCTTGATACCAATCGGTTCTGTCTGTGCAAGTAACAATAATTGACTATTCAAATACTTTAATTTCATTTCTAGTTCGTACAATCTTTCATCTGTACCTTGTCCTCTTGTGATTGCTCGTGCCACACTATCAATATCACTGGACAATTTCTGGGCAAACGAAATTCTTTGTTCTGATTTCATTACCTCTACCACAGGTGTCATATCATTTGCACCAAAAAGCACTGCAGATCCCTCATACAGTTTTACTTCTGTTATCAAATAGTATCCACCTTTTTCAATGGTCATATCCTCAACCCACTTAATCTTATCTGCAACATATTGAAAACCAATACTATGCTCACTGATTATGCCATCTTGATAATCCTGCCATGCATCCTCACCTTTGGTACTCATACCACATTTGGCTACTGCAAACAATCCAAAATCATCCTCTTGTAAGGTCAAGAATTTACCTATCTGATGCTCCCAATCATGGTAACGCAAAAATGCAACCTTTCTGTTGGATGCACTTTCTGGACCACGTTCAATGATACTTTTGGTGAATGCTCCCTTTTGGATCATATCATCATCACTATCAATGTTTCCAAACTTTGACAAGTAAATTGCTACCTCTCTTTTGTCGGTAGACATGTCCTTTATCTCGCCAGTTGACTTAATTGAGTACTTGCTTATTTCCTTTTTCATGCTCAAATATACATTAAATATCCATCATAGTACGAATTTCTTCCTCTGACAAAGGTACTCCCATATTGATTATCTTTTGCAAAGTGTCTGCCTTTGTGCTTTGAACTCGTGCAATTCGTTCCTCATCCTCTTGTAATACCTTCAAATGACCAAAGTCTGCTTCTAGGTAATAACCTTCGTCAGACAGTCCCCATTGTTGGCAGATTGCATCATACATCTGTTGTGTCTCCGGAATGATTGTGTCAGTATACACCATTCTGATGCTATCTCGTACATTGGTGAACGTGCTACCTTGCTCACTTGAAAAAAGGTTGGCATTCAATCCGTATGCATCAATGATTGCTAGTTTGTCAGCAGTCATTTCCTCAAACAACATCAAATCCCTAGTGGGAAAGGACATAGGCTTCCAATCGACTTGTGCTTCGGTGATTATCAATTCATCCTTGCTTCGTCTGTACCAGTCCATCTGAATGTTCTTCTTCTCTTGTGGATCCATTGGCATTGCTCCTGCCATATCCGTTTTCTGTGCAGACAGGATTCCTATTGCTCCAAGATTCTCCAACAATACATTCCTTTTGTTGTATGCTGCCTTGATATTTGACAAAGGGTACTTTAGTGTTTCAATCTTTGACGAAGGATTGATTATGTTCATTCCATCTGTTGTGCATAGGTACAAAATCTCCTCAACAGTGAAGTTCTCGTAATACTCGTCATCATAAGCAAACTTGTATCCTTCGATCAAGCCATCTATGTCCATTTGTTTCAGTGTCTTGCCAGATAACTTAATCTGCATCTTATGACTGGGTAACGGAACAATCAAGTTCCTTACTCCTAGTGTTCTTGCAGGTGCGAATGCAAATGAGTTTGAATAAAGGGCATCATTAACAGACAAGCAGTATATCACATCACTCCAAGACTGTGTAGGATTTGGCTTTGCTATCAAGTCATATATCCAATGCTTCTCGACCTTGTTTCCATCCTTGTCGTAAAGACATGGCATTGCAGCAGACATCATTGATGCTCGTTTGTCGATTACTGCACGTAACTCCGGTATATCCAAGTAATGTCGGTATGCATGATTAGTGTCAATCCATACTGCCTGTTTTACTCCCCATATCTGATTCTGATAAGGCAAATACTGACGGAATTGCTCAATATATCTACGGTTTCTGTTGAAGTTAAACCCCAACAGATTCTCGAGAAAGTTCCAATTATTCGTATTATCTAACATTTCATAACATCATTTACCTACAAATTTATACTAAATTCCTAAACATGGACTGAACAAATATAGATAATCCTGCTAAACAATCTGGTGCATCGTCATGTTTATTCTTTCCTTCCTTACTGAAACTCACCACATTTTGCATAAATTGCTCACTATCTGCGTTATCATTCTTAACAAAATTCATGTTGTTCATGATATATCCTGCGTTCATAATGATCCTAGTAATTTTGTTCGTGCTATTGTACACTTGCAGTACTTTGGTTTCTGTAATTGTTTGCAGTTGTCTAGCAAACATGGCTCCCATTGAATTACTTTCCACTCTGACATAAGATACATTCCATTTCTTTAACTTCTCGGCACACATCGGAATTGTAATGTCCGTATTATCTCGGTTAAACAGGTAGTCAACAATGTACAATTGCTTACCAATTACCACTGCTACTGCCATTGAAGTGAAGTCTTTACCCATGTCGGACACATCAATGTATGCTACTGCTCCCTCGATTCTGGACACTTCATTACCAGCAACATCAGTAGTCTTGCTGATTAGTGCAAACTCTTCTTTAGTTACATATTTCAGATCCCTAAATAGACGACCTTCTACATCAATAGGTTGCTGCATGTACTCTGCTAACCAAATAGAATTTTCTGTCCTCTTCTTCTTCTCTAGGTACTCACCTGTTGTCATTACTGATTCACAGAATGTTTCTCCTTCTTCGGTCAATGCAGGTACAACAATACTCTTGTCATATATCCCATCATCCATTTGCTTACCAATAACATCTCTGATTGACCATCTTGTTCCTATGTCAATTCTAGCACAACCAGTTTCAAAACGTGAATCATGTGTTGCTTCCTTCCATTGCAGGATACGATCATTCTGTGTATCTGATAGTGCATCTTCCATACCTCGATACAAGTCATCCGTAATGGCTACGTTACTAGCACCAAAACCAATGATTGTACCACCTACACCTGCTCCAAAGTATCCTACCATCTTTGAGTGATTTGTATTCCACCCTTGCAGGTTTGCCTTATCATCAGACAATCTTACATTTGGAAACACCTGTCCATACCGGTCATGCTTTAGGATTGCTCGTACATCGTAACTGAACTTGATATACAAGGTTGCAGTACATGTGTTCCTCATTACTGACTTATCTGGATTTCTACCCAGTGTCCACGCACAAAACAATGAAGTTATGTAGGACTTTCCTGCACGTGGCGGCATACTTACAGATAGGGACTTAATGATTTTCTCTTCTACTTGTTGGAAGGCATCAGCAATTTCCTTTAGGAACTCTCTTGATTCGAAGAACTCTCTATCCATATACAAACAAAATCGCCAAAAGTCTCTTCTAGCGATTTCCTGTCTTAAGTATTGCTTTACTGCTTCCTTGCTATTGTTCATCCTCTTTCAACAATTCCAACATCTCCTGTGTAGACAATCCACTCAAATCTGGCATGTCTTTCTTGATTTCCACTTCTTGTTTCTCAACATATCCTCTGTGCTTGGCTTTGGTCTTTAGGAAAAAAATAATCTCGGCAGTCTTACCTTCCTGTATGTTGGTCATTAACTTGGTCTCAACTAGGTCAATGATTGCTTCCTGTTGTTCTTCACATGCCTTGTCAAATTCCTTTTCTTCCTTTCTCCATTCATAGTAGGTATTTCTACTTATGCCTACCTTCTTACAAGCATGACTTATGTTTCCTGCTGAATTTAGCAGTGCTTCTACAAACACATCTTGCAGTTGCTTCCTTTTTTTAGGTGTCATCTTTGTCATTTTACTCGTAACAGTCGAATGAACTCTTCTGCGAATGAAGTTCTAAACAACGATCTACGAAAGTTTCTATTCTGTTGCGATTCCAGTATGGTCATTGATCCTATGTGCATCATGATTCTCTCATGCTTTGTTAGGACTATCCGGTACTTCATTCTCTGCAATGTTCGTTTTATCTTTTTCATCTTATCTCAATAATGTGTCTACTACGCTATATCTGACATCCATGTTTAACAATTCTTGGTATTTCTGTACCTCATCTATGAACGTAATCATCTTCAATTCTACTCCAATTTCATTCAAATACTCCGGTGTTACTCCATATTTTAGGCAATTACTACCGGTCAAGTACTGTTTTGCTCTACAAATTTGCAGGATTTCTCGGATTTCTTCCTTACCTGTTACTTCTTTTGTGGTCAAATTTGATCTCATGACAATTTCAGTCCTCTTTCCCAAGTACTTCACCATTGCCTTGTAATGCTCGATCATGAACTGGGCGTAACTGGTACCTTCGTACTCACATAACTGATCATAGAACTCAAAGTCTTTTCCGTAGTACTCCTTGATTTTGTTCTTGTGGTCTGCCTTGAACTCTCCAGTGATTACGGTTTCTGCAATTTTCGTTCCTTTGGTTACAGGTATTGTCAACCATTTATCCTGTCCATTACATTGCAATTTTGCCCTGTTTTCGTAGTCCCTAGTGTTTATCTCGGTCTGATCCAACAAAACTATTCTGTCTACTGATCCAATTCTCACCAAATGCTCCATACTTGGTAAGTATCTTGGCTGTGTAATCATTACTTTCATATTGCTTCTATCAATTTAAGTACAAGTCCCATTATTCCCATTCCTGCCAAAACTAGCAAAACTTTTTCGTATGTCTGATTCATATTTCATTTATTACTGATTTCCAATATCTTAAAAATGCTATCAACTCTTGACTTCTTGTGATTCCAACGGATCCCTCGTCTAGTATGTCTTTGGCTACGTGCAGTGCCAGTTTACCATATTTACTTCGTAATTGCTTTGCTTTTTCCTTCGGTTCTATCATGACAAATTTTTTTACAATCCACAATATCCACTATCACATTCGTTGAAGTCCTCTAGTGCAAGTTCTATTTGCATTCTGTGCTTCTTGATTTTGTCATAGGTGATACCTTTCTTCCACGTTCCCTTTCCTGCTCCACCTTGATTGTTCTCCTGCATTCTGAACCACTCCATCTTGTTAGGGTGCAACTCAAACATCTTGTTCAACAATATCTCGTTCCGGTGGAAACATCCAACACAATTATTCATGTATGCGAATCTCACCGGCTTGTCATTCCAATACTTGACAATGTTGTCCTTGTATATCTGATCTTCTATCAAAGGGAAAACAGGTTTCTGCCATGCAAATTCCTGCCATTTGTTCTTTCCACTAGGGTGCTTACTGACTGTTGCCTTGATTACTGACAATCCATTTTCATCAGTCTTGGCTACCATTCTGTCTGCTCGGCTTAATTCATTTGCTCTGAATCCGATTCTGGTCTCAACAGGTTCTCCTACATTGTGATACCACCATTCGAACATTGGCACCAACTTCATATTTGTAGTGCAATACCTTGACACCAAATTAGGCAACCAGCCACCCTTATCTCGTATCAAATCTTCAAATGTCTTACCAGTAACCCAAATGATTTCAGATCCGAGAAACTGCTCTAGGTCAAACATTGTGTGAATGATTATGTCATCTTCCAATGTGCCGATAAATTCAGTGCCTATTTTGTCTGATACCATCTGTCTCAACTTCTTGTCTGGGAACAAACACGACTTATCATTGGTACGAACCAACGCAAAAAGGTTAACATCTGCCTTATAGTTTGCGGCTATATAAGCAGATGTCTGACCTCCGGATATGCTATTTACTGTTTTCATCAATAGAAATAACCTTGATACTCACAACTTTTTGGCTCATCTTCCTTGTACTCCCACTCTTGTATGTGCTGAACCAAGTTCGGAGACTTGAACTTTTTACCACTGAATGCTAGTCTGATACCTTCGTCTCTCAATCTTCCGTATTCCATGTCCGGATCTACATCTTGATTCTCGTAGAATCCATTCATTTCTGCGAGTAGCACGTAGAAGTCCTTACCTCCAAACATGCCATAGCCTTCATAATTTGGCTCGAACCATTTGTTTCCTTTGTCATCAAGAAGCCATACTCCAAATGTTTTGCGTCTTGAATAGTGATTAGCAATTGACTTGCTTGTGTCTTGTGTTTTCCAACTAAAGAATCCCATAACTATGTGTTTTATGTTTTGTTTACCTAGTAAAGATACGACATTGAAGTGAATATACAAAATAATTTTGTAGTTATTTTCGTCATTTATCAAAGTTTTTTTGCCTTCTCCTCACAGTACGGAACACTTCTGCAGCCTTATATCCCACATCAATACCGTATGCCATTGCAGTAATTCGAATGTGTTCTTCTCGTCTCATGCCAGTGTACTCAATTTTGTAGCACTGCATTGCTGCTACTTTGGCTGCTAACTCTTCTTCATTCAATTCTACATACAAATCTGGTGCAAATCGAACACTGTTATGATTGCTACTACTCAATACAGGGAACTCGTAAATTGCATCAACATAGGTACTTGGTTGCATACGACATGCCACCTTCACACATTTGCTTACGATTTCATGATCCTTATTCACGTCTGATTCAAAATGCGTAAACACTACTTCCGGCTTAAACCTTTCTAGGTGCATTTCAATTCTCTTCGTTACATCTATCTCATTGTACTCGTCAAGTCTTTGGTCTGCAAACTTTTCCTTGAATACTCCCCAGTGTCCAAATGTCTGACTATCAATTTTTGGTCCGGCACCTAGATGAACAGATGCATTGTAACTTTGCTCCATCAATTGCGAAAAGTCTGGTATCTCACCTCTTTCCATTGTGCCTAATGTCATAATCAAAACACCAACATCCCAACCTGTAGACCTCATCTGCTTGATTGTTCCACCACAACCTAACACTTCATCGTCATTGTGTGCTACAATAACCAATGCTTTTCTCCTACTCTCCATACAAATCATCATATTTGATTACAAATTCTGTACTTTCTAGATCATCCATCCATAATTCATGGACTTGATGCTGATCAATACTTTCTATTACTTTTAACATTCCAGATCCAAATGCAATTTCTTTCGAATTACCACACTGAATCATTTCTTCTGCCTGTTCTCTTAACTCTGTGATTGTCATAACTTTTTTTTAGTCTTGGTCAAACAAATTCATATTCGGATTGTGTAAAGATACTTTTTTCTTCTCCTTCTTCCATTGGTACATCTGTTCCAATTCCTTGTGCAACTTCATTTCATCCTCGTACATATCATCCGGAATGTTATTGAGTTTGGCAGATTCATCAAAGAAGAACTGATCTCCACGACCTAACCTTTTGCCAACATCAGTAAATTGATCATAGCAATAATCATGAATCGTTACCGGATGAATCATGTGCCTTAAATCTACATACTTACAGAATTGATTGTCAATTACTCTTGACTTTGGACTTCTCACTAACAAGATTAGTGCATGACAAAAAACGAGTTGAGCAGCACCTTCTCGCTTGTCTTTTTGGAAATCCATAAATGTCTGATACAAAGCATTGACTTGTACACATGCTATTGGATTTGCTAGTCCTACATCTTCCGATGCTATTACTCGCATTCGATACCATGCATACTTATGAAATCCCGAAATCAACATCTCGGTTCCCATATACATTGCTTCATGTTCCATGCCTCTGCGGACATACTTTTGAAAGGCACTGACTACATGATAAAGATTGTAGCCACCTTTGGTCATTGGGTTAAATTGTTCACTCATAATACTTGTTTTGTTATACAAGTAAATATACGGAATAATTGTGTTTATACCAAATTATTTTTTCAATATTTTCAGAAAAAATTCATACCTGTTTAGGTCTGGTCTGCTGATCAATTCCATTCTACTGTATCCCATTTTGTAGATGTCTGCCAACAATCTAGGCATATTGAAGTAAAACTGATCATCATCTTTGAAATCCACACAATCTTGAAAGCCATTGAATATCAATCCTACTTTTGACATTTCAAGCATGTTCTTGATACTTTCCAGTGCTTCTTGATAATACTCTTCCGGATCCGCATCTAACTTCAAATAATACACTCCTATACATGCTGCATAGTCAAACTGATAGTCTCTACTGAATCCATAAACATTCTTCCATTTCTGGGCAAACGACTGGATACTTTCATTCACCACTTTACATGCATCATAGTGTCCTAATCTAGTTTCCAACCATTCGTAAAAAAATGGCAATGGCTCAATACCAATATACCTGTTCTTGTTGAATGCATAAAAATAGAAACTGTTCACTCCATTACCTGCACCAAACTCGGCAATTGTCATTTCTGCCTGTTCTAGCATACTACATGCTATTTCGTATCGTGTAGCACACGCCTTTTCATTATCCCACGCACAACCTTTGCCAGATAGTCCATGTTCTTCGTTCTTTTTCTCATAGAACTCCTGTAACGACTTTTTCATCAAAACGGTATTTTTAGTGTTCTTTCATACTGATGCTGCAATGTTCTCAATGCAGTTGACTTCTTCAACTCGATAGCATCACCAAACTTTGCTCTCAATTCCAACAAATCTTTCTTTTCCGATTCCAGATCCCTAATGTCTGCCATTCCACCTTCACTCTTGAATGTACCACCTTTACTGCAAAATGCAAACCTTTGGTCTATGTAGGTCATCCTATTGTAGTGAGCATTCAAAGCACTCAAAAAATAATCTGTGGATCCTATCACATCATCAGGCATTTCATCCATCTGAAATCCTTCAAGAAATCCCATCTGTCCACCTATTACAAATCCAGTCAGTTCCAGTGGTCTCAAACCTTTGTACATCAATGGCTTGTTCATTTTAC